CGGTATTTGTTACCTTAAAAATCGACGCTCTGGATTTTCATTCATGTCGTCGGGAGAAACAGTTAATTCAGCTACGATATCTTCAGACTCTAGATTCGGCATATTATCCAAATCGGGGGCTGATGCTAAAAAAATGTTTACGGATAAAGTTGTACCAATCTCGGTAAATTATCCGTTTTTCTTTAAACCAATACAAGACGGTATGGACCGTCCAAAAACAGAATTAGCATAAGACAATCAAATAGCTACTGAGCTTGACGGATTAGATACAACAATTGATTGGAAAAATACAGGTGATAACAGTTATGATGGTGAAAAACTAAAATTACTAGTTCATGATGAATCGGGCAAGTGGGAAAAACCTACTAATATACTTAATAACTGGAGGGTAACTAAAACTTGTTTACGATTAGGTAGTAGAATTGTAGGAAAATGTATGATGGGTTCAACTTCAAATGCTTTAGATAAAGAAGAAATAAAAATGGGCAAACTAAAACAGGCTTATATAAACTTTTTATTCCTATGGAATGGAATTATGAGGGTTTTATTGATCAGTACGGCTATCCTGTGTTTGATACTCCAAAAAAAGAAACATTAGACCCACAGGGAAATTTAATTACGGAAGGAGTTATACAGCACTGGGAAAACGAAGTTGAAGGATTAAAAGATGATGCAGATGCTCTAAATGAATATTACCGGCAGTTTCCTCGCACAGAGCAACACGCTTTTAGAGACGAGGCAAAACAATCTATATTTAATTTAACAAAAATCTATCAGCAAATAGATTATAACGAAGAATTAAAAAATTCTGCTATGGTTACCCAAGGTAACTTCCAGTGGGAAAACGGTATTAAAGATACCAAAGTAATATTCTATCCAAATAAAAGTGGTAGATTTTTTATTACTTGGGTACCGGATCAAGGACAACAAAATAACTTAATAATAAAAAATGGTATTAAATATCCTGGTAATGAGCATTTGGGGGCATTTGGATGTGACAGCTATGATATTAGTGGTGTTGTTGGTGGTGGCGGATCTAACGGGGCGCTTCATGGATTAACAAAATTTTCTATAGAAGATGTACCACCTAATCATTTTTTTCTTGAGTATATTGCAAGACCTTCTACTGCGGAAATGTTTTTTGAAGATGTATTAATGGCTTTAGTATTTTATGGTATGCCTTTATTAGCAGAAAATAATAAACCTAGACTGCTTTACTATTTAAAACGTAGAGGGTATAGGGGTTTTAGTATTAATAGACCAGACAAAACATATAATAAATTATCAGTTTCAGAAAAAGAAGTTGGCGGAATACCTAATTCAAGTGAGGATATAAAACAAGCACATGCATCCGCTATAGAAACATATATAGAAGATTTCGTAGGTGAAAAAAAGAAAAAAAAGATGGATATGGAGATATGTATTTACAAAGAACACTGGAAGACTGGGCAAGATTTGATATAAATAATAGAACTAAGCATGATGCTTCTATAAGTTCAGGACTTGCCTTGATGGCTTGTAATAAACATAGGTATAATCCTAAAGGCTTAACTAAAATTAAATCATATTCTTTAGGTTTTAAAAAATATAATAACGAGGGAACTACTTCAAAAATAATATAATAAATGAATATAAGTACAAATACTAATAGCTCATTTCCAGATCAGGTTGTAAGTGACGCTGAGAAAGCAACGTGGGAATACGGACTTCAAGTTAGTAGAGCTATTGAACAAGAATGGTTCAATTATGGAGGTGGTGGCTCAAATCGTTATGCTGCAAATTGGAATAACTTTCATAATCTACGGTTATATGCTAGGGGTGAGCAAAGCGTACAAAAATATAAAGACGAATTAGCTATTAATGGAGATTTGTCTTATCTTAACTTGGATTGGAAGCCAGTCCCTATATTATCTAAGTTTTCTAATATAGTTGCTAATGGTATAACTCAAAAGCAGTATGATTTAACTTCGTACGCTCAAGACCCTGAGTCTTTAAAGAAAAGAACAGACTTTGCTGAGGACTTATTATTTGATATGCTCACTAAAAACGAGCAAGCTCAAGCGTCTGAAATAGTTAACGTTAATTTGAGCAGGTCTAATATTTCTCCAGATAATTTGCCTGAGTCTTTAGAAGAAAGAGATCTTCACATGCAACTTAGTTATAAGCAAGCAATTGAAGTAGCCGAGGAAGAAGCTATTAGCGCGGTTTTAGCAACTAATGAATTTGATCTTACTAAAGCTAGAGTAAATCAAGATTTAGTAAATATAGGAATAGGCATTACCAAAACTTCTTTTAACCCCGCGGAAGGTGTTGTAATTGATTATGTTGATCCAGCTTATTGCGTTTGGTCTTATACAGAGGATCCTCATTTTGAAGATATATATTATGTAGGAGAAGTTAAATCTATAACTATACCAGAACTTAAGAAGGAATTCCCTAATATATCTAATGAAGAATTGAAAAAAATTCAAGATATGCCTGGTAATAGGCGAATGATTAGAGGTTTTGAAAGCTATGATTATAATACAGTTCAAGTTTTGTATTTTGAATATAAGACTTATGCAGATCAAGTATTTAAAATAAAAAGAACTGACTCTGGGTTGGAGAAAGCAATTGAAAAAACTGATGAATTTAACCCTCCTCCAAATGACAATTTTGAAAGAGTAGCTAGATCTATAGAAGTTTTATACGAAGGAGCTAAAGTTATAGGAACTGATATAATGCTTAAGTGGGAAATGTCAGAAAACATGACAAGACCTTTGGCCGATACAACTCGTGTTGAAATGAGCTATTCTTTATGTGCTCCCAGAATGTATATAAGTGTATAGGTTTTGCTGATGTCATTCAATTAACTCATTTAAAAATACAACAAGTTTTATCTAGAATGGTTCCTGATGGTATATTTTTAGATATGGACGGATTAGCTGAAGTGGATTTAGGCAACGGAACAAATTATAATCCTGCTGAGGCATTGAACATGTACTTTCAAACAGGTTCTGTTGTGGGTAGATCTCTTACTCAAGATGGAGATATGAATAGAGGTAAAGTACCTATCCAGGAGTTAAATTCTTCTAACGGCATGGGCAAAATACAATCCCTTATAACAGCATATAACTATAATATGCAAATGATTAGAGATGTCACCGGATTGAATGAAGCAAGAGATGGCTCTTTACCTTCAGCAGATTCATTAGTTGGTTTACAAAAAATGGCCGCTAATGCTTCGAATGTGGCTACTAAACATATACAAGATGCTAGTTTATTTTTAGCTTTAAGCACTTGTGAAAATATATCTTTAAAAATAGCTGATGTTTTAAATTTTCCATTAACAAAAAATTCTTTAATGAACAGTATATCTACATTTAATGTAGCTACTCTTAATGAAATTCAGAACTTAAATCTTCATGATTTTGGCATATATTTAGAAATGGAACCCGACGACGAAGAAAAAGCTGAATTAGCAGCTAACATAAATGCTTCGCTTCAACAAGGTAGTATTGATATAGAAGATGCTATCGATATACGTGAGATTAAAAATCTTAAGTTAGCTAATCAAATGCTAAAGCTTAAGCGCAAGAAAAAATTAGAGAGAGAACAAGCGGTAACACAACAAAATATCCAGGCTCAGGCTGAAGCAAATGCTCAAGCTTCTGAAAAAGCTGCAATGGCAGAAGTACAAAAACAGCAAGCACTCACATCTGAAAAAGTTGCAATTGAACAGGCTAAGTCTCAGTTTGAAATACAAAGAATGGAAAGAGAAGCTCAAATTAAAAAGCAGTTAATGGCAACTGAATTTGAGTACAATATGCAATTAGCACAGGCGCAAATTGGCGCCACTACGCAAAAAGAAAAAGAAATAGAGGATCGAAAAGATAAAAGAGTAAAAATACAAGGAACTCAACAGAGTGAGCTTATACAGCAAAGGCAAACAGAAGGAATGCCTAAAAACTTTGAATCACAAGGAAACGATGTAATGGGAGGATTTGACTTATCATCCTTTGATCCTACATAAATAAGTATTTAATAATTATATAATATTATATCATGAATGAACCAGTAAAAACGGAAGGATCTTTTAAGATTCAATCTAAGCCAAAGCTAACTGATGAACAGATAGCGGCAAAAAACAGGGAACCCTTAATAGACGTTCCAGGTAATGTAACTAGAGTAGTAATTCCTAAAGAAGAAAAAGATGCCGTTCAAAAGCCAAGCACAGGCAGTGTGGATGAGAATAAACCAGCCGAAGATGTACAAAAAGTGGAGGAAGGAACATCCGAACCAGTCATTAAGGAAATTACCGAAGAAAAAACAGAAGTAAAAACTGAAGATTCTGCTGAAGAAAAAGTAGTAGAACTGCAACCTGTTCAAAATGATTTACCAGAAAATATAAATAAGTTGGTAGATTTTATGAAAGAAACAGGTGGAACCATGCAGGATTACATAAGGCTAAACACCAATTACGAAGATGTTGATAGAGACGTTTTAGTAAAAGAATATTATAAAAGTACTAAACCCCATTTGTCAAAAGAAGAAATTGATTTTATGATTGAAGACACTTTTGCATTTGATGAAGATATTGATGAAGAGCGAGACATCAAAAGAAAAAAACTCGCATACAAAGAAGAGGTTTCAAAAGCCCGTAAGTTTTTAGAAGATACAAAGAAAAAGTATTATGACGACATCAAGTTGAAGTCGCC